GACTAGGGTCAGCGAGTCGAGACAGTACTAGAGTATCAACGACCATAGCCCTAGGGAAATCAAAGTTCCAAAGACGCTTAACCACAGGAACATCAAAGCCAATTCCGTTGTGGAATACGAACCTAGCTTCCGCTTTACGTTGAACATACTGTTTGAAATCTTGCTCATTACAAATTACCTCCGATTCTCCGTTGTGGCGACAGACAGCACACCAGATGACGCTGGGGTTTAGTCCGTCAGTTTCAATGTCACAAAAGACTAAGTTCATTTGTCAACTCTGATATAGGTAAGTTGTAACAGTCGGCTCGAACAATGTATCCATTGTCTCCGTCCTGTTCTCCCTTTTTTAAAAACCTAGCCCTGCTAAAGTAATCATCTTTTAGACAGTCACCTAGTATATATATTGTACCGTCTTTCATACATCTTGTGAAGACGTAGTAATCACAGTCCTGATGCGTAGAAGTTGAAGCTATGCTACAATCGTAATACTTTTTAGGGACTACTGTTGTGCGTTTTGTTTTAACATCTATTGTCTTACCATCAGACAGAACCATATCATAATCTTTAGTTGCTTCTCTATTTATTCCTAATAAGTCAGCAACTACAATTTCTCCTAAAAACCCTGCGGCATTGCCTTCTCCTCGTGTAATGCTGTTTCGTATGCTGCCCATTTCTTTAGCCGTTTTATGGGCGAGACGTTTTTGTTCATCTGTAGGAATAACTGTTCTCAAAACTCAGTCTCCGGTGGGTTAGGGTTGGCGCACTCGTGGATGCGTCCTGTGGTCTTATCGTACCGTAGCCAGCAAGCGGGGCCAGTTTCACCAGAGTAACGGTTCTTCAGGATACGTACAGTCGTGGTGTTCCTTACGTCCTCATCCTCGTTCTGCTGGTCACGCTCCATGCCGATCACAATGTCGGAAAGCTGTGCAATGCTCTGGCTACCCCTGAGATCCTGAAGGCTGATTCGCCCACCGTCCTCGTGTGCTGTGCCAGATGACCGCCGCAGGTGAGACACGAGGAACAGAGTGATACCCGTCTCTGCCACCAGTGTCCGTAGCTTGGTCATAATTTCGTCGATAGCTTTCCGTTCGTCCCCGTTCTCTTGAGAAGAAACCACGATGGACAGGTGGTCGAGGATGACATATCGGCAGTCACAGGCCTTCGCCATATGCCGTACTCTTGAAAGAAGTTCATCGGCTGACGTTGATCCCCAGTGATCGAACAGGTAGTAACGTCCAGACCCCATCGTTGCTTCCCAATGAGGTCTAAGGACATCAACAGGCGTGTCTTCCTCCAAATGCAGTCGCCTAGATGATGCCACCGACATAATTCCCAAAGCTGTCGTTGCGATGTCTTCTTCCAATGCAAGTACACCGATGTTGGCGTCTGTGCGTTGAAGCAAATCGTACTCAAGTTCTCTGATAAACTGGGATTTTCCCATACCAGAACCGCTGGTGATAGTGACGAGTTCGTAAGGTCTGTGTCCTCTTGTGATTTCATTTAGTCCTTCCCACGGGTAAGGTATGCTCTGCACCTGACGCTTGTTGACTAGCGCCTCCCAAGTGTCTGCACCAGCCACGATACCATCAGGGCGGTACACCTTTGCGTCCCACCAAGCCTGTGTAAACTCCTGCACCCTGTTAGCCATGAGCATCTCACTGGCGTCCTTCATGGGCAGCTTACAGATCTTCAGCTTGTTGGGGCTGAACAGATCCTTGATCTGCTCTACCGCTAACTCCCCGGCCTTGTCTTGGTCAAAGCAGATGACTACATTATCGTAGCCCTCAAGCCACTCTAGCTGTGCCTTGATCTCCTTCGACGCACCGCTAGCACCAGACCGGAGTGATACCACATCGTACTTCTGTCCGAACATCTCGTAGACAGACATGGCGTCCAGTTCGCCCTCAGTGATCGTGATAAACTTACCCCTACCACGGCACTGCTTTTGACCAAACAGCCCTACGTTGGACATGGTGCCCGACGACAGGAAGTCTTTGGTCTTGACTACGCGAGACTTGGCAGCTACTAACTCACCAGTGTCTACGTCGTAGTAAGGGTAGTAGTGCCTAGCGATCTTACCGTTAGCGTCGTACTCCACCGTGACCTGATACTGCTTGACGGTCTTGGCAGACAAACGGCGCTCTGGTATCTCAGCTACCACTCCACCCATGTTTAGGTTACTAGGTGTTGTCACCTCAGTTTCCTCTCCTGTTTCACCGTTTACGTGATAGTCACAGTCGGCAGAAAAACAGTGGCGGCCACCGTTAGAGTAAACCGCCACATTGTTCCTACTACCGCACTTGGGACATTCCTCGTGGTGTAGGAATTTAGAGTCCATCAGAAGTCAACAGCCTCCGCTGTAGCCTCTGCTTCCTCTAGCACTTTCACAGCCTCCAGATACGTAGGAGTACCGTGGACGGGGTGTGCTGGACCCGTCTTGTACTTCAGACGCACACGGGAGTTATACGGAACCTCGCCCATGTACACATTGCCTTCAGCATCGTACAGACCAATGGTGTACTTGGACTTAAACTTGCGTTGCTTATTGCCCTCGTATTCCTTGATCTTGACACCCTGTGCCGCCAGTGTTGCCGCATCGTCCTCTGACATGGTGATTGTCATTGAAAATGCGCCTGTGTCCTGACCGTTGTACACGTCGTGCTTGGTGACGTTGCTGAAGTTTACTACACCTTCGATAACTTGACTTGACATATGAGATAATCCTCGTTGTTTAATACACTTTCTGTACCATAAGGTACACCTATAGTATACCACACTCTTTCTGGTATTGCAACCCTCCCTTACGCTTTTTTGAGGAAACAGTAGTCGCTTTTGTCGTTGATTTTGTAAAAGGTGTACCGTCCTTTTAAATAAGTATTCCCTGCCGCTTGAGTTCTAGCGTAGTCTTTTTTGGGCACGATAAACCATTCTCCCGATTTCATGGACTCAAACAAAGGCCTCCAATGTGATTTTGTAGGGGTCTTTGATTGAGGTGCTTTTGTTTTTTGGACTTTAAAATAAGTTGTCATTTTTAGTTTCTCCTGTAGTACTTCTGTAGTATTACCCATTAGTTTATTACTTCAGTTTATATCTTTAGTAATCCTTTAGATTACTTAAGATGTTATCATAGTTTTCCTGTAATTGCAACACTTCATCCTGTGATAAATTACCACTATCAGGTATTGACTCCATGTTCTCTAGCTCCCAATGGGTAGAGATTGATACCGTCAGACAATCTGTACACAGATCATAGTGTACCCCGTTGGCGTCCTTTTTGACTGCCTCTATATCGTCCAGTATAACGTCACACGCCTTACATCTCATCCGTTGTCCTCCGGTCCAAAGACTTGAGCGTATGCCTTGCACAGCTCGTTGTAGCTCTTGTCTCTGTAGCTCTGCCGTATTGAGTCACGGGCCATAGCAACCACTGTAGCAAAATCAATGAAATTAAACTCAAACTCTGTCAAGTCCTGTATCATCTGCTCCTGTGACAGATCAGGCTCATTGTAGTTATTCATTTATCTGTCTCCCGTTGCAATCATAATAGCCCAGAATACTACAAAGGCCACACAAAATCCCCAAAACAACATTACACTGCCTCCTGTCCGTACCATTTCATAGGGATACCCCGTGCATCCCAATCGTCTGCTTTGTAATTGTAGTATACCTGATAGCCTAGCACTGGGTCAACCCGCTTACACTCGTCTGGCATACACTGTGGTGGGTCCTCAAAGGGTGTAACATCGCTCACAAGGGCCCTAGGAAGCCCACAGAGAGCTTCTAAGTGATTAGCAATGGTCTTGTGTACCTTTTGATAACGTCGCTCATACTCGCATCCAAGGGCTTTTAGGTGATGCCATGCCCAGATGTAAGCGTTAGCACTAGAGCGCACCCAGACAGCACTAGGGTGATTCTTGTGGGTCGGTTTGTATGCTGGTGACTCCCCGTCTAGCTCGTGGTGAGCCGTAGACAGTAGCTGTGCTGTCTCTAGTATCATTTTTACCACGTGTCGGTCACACTGTAGCCTTGCGGCCTCGTGCGGGTCACGGTCTAGATAGAATATATTCACATTGTTTCCCCTTTATAATTGCATCTGTTGTTCGTGTATCTCTTTTAACTGCTGAAGATACCTCTCGCAGTCCTCCACTGCTATTATATCAACAATGCCTCGCTCGTCTATCTCGTCGCAGTACTGAGTGTAACGTGCGGCACAGTTTAGTTCTCTGTATGCCCTCGTTGCCTTCACCTTTAGCTTCAATACTTGGCTGGTCATGCTCTAGTCCCCGTGATCTGTCCAGTGGTAGTCAGCACCTGCTAACACCTCGTCGTTGATGATGTCCTCAAAGTATGCCACGTTCCAACCTTCGTGTAAATCCCTGTCGCCCACTGTGATTTTGTCAATAGTCAAGTGCTCTTGGTAATCATCACAGTCCAGCGACCAGTGGATCACAACGTCCAGTGTCGCCCACTCGCAATCTACCTGCACCTCTGTTTGATGTGGTCCGTATCGTCTACTCATTGTCTCATGTCTTCGCTGAATATTAACCAAGCCACCACCACTAGGCAGCCGAATCCCCACAACCATACTATATCAGATTCCATGTGTCAAACCTCCCGATTTTTGTTTCGCCTGTGATTAGTGTCACCTTCGTCTGTATTCCCAGTATTCTTCAGAGGACATAGTGTCGATCATGTACACGTTTCTTCCGTTGTACAAGTGAACGCACAGTGTCCCGTTGGTGCTTTTGTAACAGTGGTCAACCTTGGCTTGTAACCAATCTCGACCGTCTAGATAGTATATTACATCGTCAGTTTGGTAAGGATACATAGTTTTACCCTCTCAAGTCAAAATGTGCGATTACTTCAATACCTTTGGATTCTAAATCTTTTCGGATTGTTTCTGCGTCCTGTATTGCAATGGCTTTGTACTTTGTATTCACTACTCGAATGGCGTTCTCTCTTACTTCCCATAGTCCGCTAATAGTGTTTTTCTCTACGTGTACTGTCACAGATGTCATATCTTTACCCTCGTTTGCTGGTGTTGGTTTAGCAGTAGACCCAGAGCATACCCTAGGCCTACCACTAACGCAACCCCTTATTTATCCTTGATTGAAATGTTGACCCGCTTCTGTGGCTTCCTCAGGCTTACGTACAGGCTGAACAGACCAGCGTGTAACCCGTGGTAACACTCGCCACGCTTGTATGACACAGGACGTTTCCAGTTTACCCGTTTACGTAGAATGAACGAGCGGCCTAGTACTCTCTTTTGTGTGATGTTTTCCATGTGATTAGTCCTCCAGTGGTTTACCGTCTAAGTGTACAACACCCTTTCGTGTGCATACGTCAACGCCTAGGGCGCGAAGGCGTGACATTGTGGTGCGTGTGGGCCATTGCTTGAGTGTGCTCAAGTCAACCGTGATAAACTCTTCAGGCGTCCCCACGTCGAACACTGAAGCTATCTCGTGCCCGTGTAGGTATACGTTCATTACCTCAAAATCATCTGCCTCCGTTTCACCCTGTACAACCTGACGCCGCACCTGCGTGTTGTCTTTGTGCCAGTGTTTGCGCTCGTTAATCGCTTGCACCATTTCCTTCTCTATCATTCTCATTGGTCTAACTCCTCTAGTATTTCTAGCGCAGTCTCTAGCGCCTCTTGATCCTCAGTGATACCGTAGCAGGTAAAGCAGTGGAAGTCTACCCACTCGCCGCCAATGGGCGCTTGTAGGTTGAACGTTGCGCCTTCGTTCCACTCAATGCGTACGTGTCCGTGCTGCTCGCTGTCGATTTCCCAGTGTTTCATGGCCTGTGGCCTCCTGTGTGTGTGTTGCGTTACCAGTGGACACCCTAGCAGATGCCCACGAGTAAAGCAACCCTCCTCTACTGTATCTGTGTGTTGATATGCTTAAGGGCTCGCGCCAATGAAGCGCTGGGGTTGCCTTTAGCAATGCGTTGCGCCTGTTTGCGCTCAATAATACGCCGAAGCGCTATAAGATGGTAATAAGAATTAGTTTTCATATATAGGTGCTCCTGTGGGGTGGCGTGTGTGTCCCCGTTCGCCATGTGATTATAGTGCTACAACCAGAGACGGAACGCAAGCATTATATTGTGTGAATATTACCAATGTATATATGTTGACAGGCTCGTGTGTTCTGTGTTACTCGCGTGTGCGCGTGTGTATAAAAGGTACCTTGAGTTTATCCCTTGACAGCCTATCCTGTTGTGTGCTTGTGATTAGCCTGAGGGTCCTACACTGGCACACACACCCGCACCTGTGGCCCCTTGTGTTGCCCCTGTGGATAACTTGTGTGTGCCTGTGGATAACTTCTGTGGCCCTGCCTGTGGGTAACCCGTGGATAAACCTGTGGATAACTTTATGGGGTGGCCCTAAGTTTGACACGGGGGGAGGGGGTTGACTTGTGTTTTCTTTTGTAGTAGCCACTCAAGTTCACAAGAGGGTAAATTTGAGTAAAACTAAGTAAAAATAACATAATCTATGCAGTAGCTAACCACTTGTTTTAACAGGTGTTTTATCCGGGGGCGGGACTATAGTTAAAAATAGTACAAAAAAGACTTGACTTTTGTATAAAAGTATGGTAAAATAATAGGCAGATACTAGGATGAATTTAGTAGTACAGATGCGGGGCCTTAGTTGAATACTAAACCGTTCGTATAGATCCCT